GCGATGTTGGGCAAGCTGAGACGGAGAGCGGGCACGGACCTCACGTCACCGATTATTCCGAGAACAAGGAATACGTCGCGGCACAGGAAGCTACCAACCATGACGCTGCCGTGGAAGACGAAGCGTCTGCCGCTCTCGTCGCATCTGCTCCGACCGGCAGCGCGACCGAGCGCGCCACGATCAAGCGAGAGAACTTCTCTCGCCTCGCCTCAAAACGTGTGACGAGCGTGCTGGAACGGTTGGCGGTCCTGAAAAACCTAGCCAACACCAACACCTACGACTGGACTCAGGAGCAGCAAGACAAGATTTTTGACACTATCGGCGAGCATTTTGACGCCGTGGTTACGGCGTTCGCTGAGGCCAAAAAGGCGAAGGTCCGCGACAAGTCTCAACTGAGATTCGAAGTGTGAAGCTCCCCAAGCCACCACCTGACGACGGCACACGCTCTGAATACGAGGCGTTTCTGACAGGATTTACGCTTGCTCTCGTCGGAATAAAGCGCGCCTTCCCTAACTTCGATGCTACGGAAATATTGAACTCGGCGAAGGAAGCAGCAGCGGATTTATTTCCTCCGTTCGATCCGCCTACTGAACCGGTGAAGTGTAGAGGCGACGGACGCCGCGCGGACGGCATAGAAATGTCAGATGATTAGCCGCACTGTTTCGGTGCGCCACCTGTGGCCTCTTATATTAAGAAGAGGCATGGTGATTACCCAAACCCTGCCGCCGTTCCCGGTCATTTCTTTATACGCGAAACCTCTTATTTCAATCGGTGGCCGCTTACAGTCTATCTCTCGCCTGTGCCGTCCTTTGCTTAGGTGTTGGTTGCTCACGCGGTTTTTCCTCGAAATATTTGCAAGACTTCAAATTAGGTGAATCAAACTCAGCGTCCGCTTTGGATAATCTTTTTTTCAAATTAGTCAACTCCTTGTATTTGTTGCACGAATATTGGAAAAATTTTACCACTCGTCTTTCTAGGTATTTGCAATCGCCGCAAGTTTTACCTTCCGGGCCAGTGCCAGAAAAATACGCCATTCCAGGCACCGTTTGTGCCTGTTTAACACTGACATCAGTAAAGTTCAGATCACCTAAAGCCATGTTCTCACCCATTGACTGATTATCACATTAATGTGTAGCATAACCTCGCTCAGAGGGCAAATGACATGCGTGCAAATCGTGTTCTGCGTCAGATGGCCGGGATTGGCGAATCGCCTTACGACAAGCTCATGAAGCGCCATAAGCGCGATATCGTGCGCCGGCAGCGCGTGCTCACAGAAGAAGCGATGTTGCTGGAGGCGATAAGCCGTCGCCAAGCCGGCGCAGAGGGCACCGCGCCAATGCCGTTCAAGACGATCCGCGCGGACCTCGAAAAGATGGCGAAGGGGGAACTATGACCGACCAACAAACGCCGACTCCGCAATGGATCAACGATAAGGGCGAGGGCGTAGCGTTCGGAGGTGGCGCCGAGCCAAAGCCAGACGACGTTACGGACTATCGCCGTATCGACGTGATTGCCGAACTTGGTTGGCAATCTCACATCGCTTGGGAGCGCATCATCGGCGAGCAGCCAAAGCCTGACTGGAGCGCGCTTTCTCCAGGCCAGAAGGTCGCCATTGTTGACTCTGTACGGTGGCTGATCGATCACCCAACGTCAAGCGTAGCAGCGCAACACGACGCATGGCGAGCACGCAATTATGATGTTACCCACCCGAACATGGTTCCATTCGACGACTTGCCGTTTTCGCAACAGATGAAAGCGCGCCTCTGGCGTCACATCATTTTCGCGGTGTTGGGGTGAAACTCACTCCACTAAAGCAGCGTATTTTTGATGTCATCCGCCGCTCTGGACCGGACGGAATTTATCATGATGATTTGTTTGGAATTATTTATCAGCATCACGAGAAGATACCAACCTCAGACGTTTTGAAGTCTCATTGCTGGCAGTTACGTAAACTTGGATATATGGTAATCGGCCATAAAGGCGGACAACGAGACGGACTTTGGCGAGTGAAAAGATGAGCAATGCGTGGCGATGGTTTTGGACGTTTGTTGCAATCAGCATTATTCTGATCGTTGGTTTAAGCCGTTGCGCCATGGCCGAGTGCCTGTCGTCGGCCGCGCAAGTTAGAGCCGAGCACGGTGTTGCGGCTTGGTCCACGTGGCGCAACGTCGATGGTCACAAGTGCTACATGGAAGGCGAAAGGAAGGTGACGCCAAGTGTACGAAAGGTCTATAGCAGGCCCTTCTCGCGACATGATACGAGGCCACGGCCAGCCGCTTCGCCGGCCGTGGCCGAGATCGTCGAGGCCGTGCGAGAGACCGTCGTCAGTGTTGGCATTATCTCCGAATCCGTAGCTGTAACTTGCGACGACAACTGCTTGCGCCTATGGGAGTCGTTCAATATCTTGGAGACGATGGAACGATTGCGGCCGTATCGCGTGCGTGCAGCGGCGTGGGATGAAGCGTACACGGCATGGCTAAGTCAGCGATAAGTTTTGCCCCACAAGCAACGAAGGTTGCGCCGTTTCCGCTCAAGAAGTTCAAGGAATACGTCTCTCACATCAAGATTTTGTCCAAGGACTTCGGCCGCATTTCTCTGCGGTTTGTAGGGTCTCAGCAATACATTTTAGACGAAGTAGTTAGAGGATTAGAAGATGGAATTACAACATTTGTAATTCTCAAAGGGCGCCAACAGGGCGCCACTACGTTATTTATGGTGATAAACTTTTTCTATGCCCTCAATTACAAAGGGCTGCTCGGCACTTTCATACTGCACGAAGAAAAGGCGCTTGGCAAATGGCGTGCTTTGATTGAGATGATGCTTGAGTCAATGCCGCCGACTATCAAGGTAAACGGCAAGCGTAAACGGTTTCGTCCAAATGTTATTAAGCACAACAGAGATATGTTGCTGTTCTCTAATATGTCGAGTTTTGCCTATTTAATCGGAGGTGTTGCAGAAAACAGCGGCGGCGGTATCGGTGTTTCAGGCGCGTCGAATTATGTTCACGCTACTGAGGTTTCCCGTTACGCCAACGAAGAAGATTTGAAAGGTTTCAGCGCTTCGTTGTCCTCAATCTATCCTCACCGTCTCCAGATATGGGAGAGTACAGCGAACGGCTTCAACCATTTTTACGACAGGTGCCAGGATGCGAAGAAATCAAAAACAGTCAGGTTCATTTTCTCAGGTTGGTGGCGAGACGAACGAAACGCATTCCACGTTGACGATGCTCGCTTCGCGGCATTTGCCCCCAACAATAGACTATCTCCTCTGGAGCGAGAGCGTGTTAGAGCAGTTAGGCAACAGTATGGGTTTGAAATTAGTCTACAGCAAATCGCGTGGTACCGCTGGAAGCTTGAAGACGAGTTTGCGAACGATCAAACAATAATGGATCAGGAGTTTCCGTTCACCGAGGAAGATGCATTTCAGAGTACCGGGTCAAAGTATTTTACCGCTCCGGTTTTGACACAGATAACTCGCGACGCGCACAGAAATCCATTCCAAACATACAAATACAAGCTCACGCGACGATGGGAGGATACCGATGTCTACAACGCTACAGACCTCCGTGCAGAGCTACGTGTTTGGGAACACTCGTCTAAGTTTGGTTACTACGTTGTCGCTTGCGATCCTGCCTACGGATCATCTGATCAGGCTGATAACAATTGCATCCAAGTATGGAGAGCCTTTGCAGAGTGCATGGTCCAGGTTGCGGAGTATTGCACGAATGAATTCTCTACATATCAAACGGCATGGGTCGTGGCACACTTGGCTGGTTTCTATGGGCAGAAGGATTCTAGAGTAATACTAGAATTAAACGGACCTGGAAAGGCAGTATTCAGCGAGTTGCAGCATGTCCGCGACCGTCTCAACCAGATGTCACCTACGAGTGACGAATTTGGCGTTAGGAACGTGCTAAAAAACATGCGTGATTTCTACTACCAGCGCATTGACACAATGAGCGGAGACCTCGCCTATCACATCGTTACGACCGACGACATCAAGCGGATGCTTATGGCTCGCTTCAAGGACGCGGTAGAGCTTGGCAGGATGCACATACGCTCGTTGCCGCTGATCGAGGAAATGCGCCGTCTTGTGAACAACGACGGGTCTATCAGCGCGGACGGTGGTGGCAACGATGACCGGGCAGTTACGGCGGCAATGGCTCACGAATGCTGGCGAAAGTGGTTGCAACCGATGTTGATCGGGATGATAATGACGCGCGAAAAGGCGCTGGAGATAGACCGTCGCGGCGGTGATCAGCCGATTGACAGGCTTGTGAGTAATTATTTAAAACGCATGAGCATCGCGACATGATTAGTAGAAATTGGCATTGCCTGAATCAAGCTTGCGGGACTGAGTTCCACAGCTACGACAAAGGTAATCCTCCGTGTCCATCCTGCGGGTGCGTGAGGGTTTCGTGGACCCCAGGCGGTGGTCACATTGGGGCGGTAGCACCCCGCATGGATGCCCGCCTCCGGAGCATCGCCGATCAACACGGAATGACCAACCTTAACTCCCCCTCGCCGTCGCGCCTTAACCGGGCAGCGCCACGCATTGACGTGCCGCCACCATCGCCGGAGCTTGGAATAGTTCACTTCGGACCTGGATTTAGCTCTCCGGTAAGCGCTCATGGGCCTATGTGCGTACCTAGTTCCTCGCCGCTCAACCTTCGTGGTAAGGTGGCGATCGGCGTGGCGCGCGATTCCTCTGCTTCGATACCGGGGCCGAGCGCAAACGCGATCGTAGAGGCGCGGCACCGTCCGGATAGGCCGATCAAATGACGTTACCTAGAGACGAAGACGAGATATTCTTTCGTCAGATACACCGTATCGGGCCTAAGGATGTGAACAAACATCAACCTAGCCCCGGTTGGTGGGTGACGTATTTCAATTGCGACTGCGGATTTCCGGGATGCCCACATGAGGAAAACGCCGGGCCGTTCGAATCCATGCAGGAAGCAGCCGACTACAGAGACGGAAAGATTGAGCTAAACTCATGATCTTCCCGACCAACGAGGACGAGCTTGCCAAGCGCGTGACGTACCTCGTTGAGCGGTGCCTTTCGACGCGGGAAGATCGCGATCAGTTGTACCAATGGCGTGAGAGAAACTACCTATTCGGCACAAGCGGAGGCTTCCGGGCTCCCATCAACGAACTGGAAAGCCACATCGACCTAGTTTCATCGTTCCTTTACGCTCCGGATCATGCTTTTTTTCACATCACGTCAGACTCCAATGACGATACGGAGGTGATGAAATCAATAGCCCTGCAAGACGACTTCAACGAGGATTTTCAGTCGTCGGATATGTCGGACACGTTCATGGATGGCGTGCCTTGGTCTATCGTTTACGATACGATCATCCCCAAGGTAGGCTGGAACCGCGACCGCGAGGAAATGTTCCTAGACTTGGTTCCGCCCCACAATTTCGGAGTTTATGACGAGAGCGTTTCCGACCTCGATTCACAGAGTTGCTTTGCCCACACGTATTTCATTGAGTATCAGAAAGCGGCCGGCAAACTGATACTATCTGGCCATGCCGACAAAATACCTCAAATCAAGGTGCAGTATTCGTCGTCAATGTCTCCGTTTCCTCAAATGCTGCAACGAATGATCATCGCTGGGTCTACAGGGTCAAGCCTGTCAGGTACTTTGTTCGGCCAAGTCAATCCTGACTACTCTCCGGAGGCGACCTATCAGCCAAAATCAGAGGTTCCGATGGTGCGTTGGTCGGAGCTATGGGCGTGGGATGACACGTACCTGGATTACCGCGTGTTTCATCTGATAGAGCCGAATATCCTTATCGGTGATAGTTTACGAACGATATCAGCGTACAAAAAGGCCACTCACAACGTAATTGATTTGTTCGGTCGCCTCGAAAAGATGGGCAAGAGAACGTCTGACTGCAATCCGTTCTTTCCCGGCGAGCATCCATTCTCTAAGATTCAGCCCTACAGCAAATACAACTACTTTTGGGGAAAGGCGCACATCGACACGCTCATTCCTTTGCAGGAAAAGTTGCTCACGCGGTTGGACCAGATTGAGGACATCCTTGACCGTCAGGCCGACCCTGCCAAGGTGCTATCAGGTTTTATGGGGCTTACAGAGGAAAAAGCGGCTGCGTTCGGTGGCGCCGGAACTTGGGTCATGGACCAGTTGCCGCAGTCTCAGGTCAAGGAAATGCAGCCTGAAATGCCGGCCGACGTGTTCCATGAGTACGACAAGTTCAAGGCGATGTTTCTGGAGGCGTCCGGGCTTACCGACGTGACCTCTGGCAAGAGCGAAAAGGGTGTCAGGTCGCACCAGCACGCGGCGGACTTGAAGAAAAGCGGCTCGGGTCGGATC